CGTTCGGTAAATCTGACCAAATCTATTTTCAAGGTGCACAAATTCCTACTGAAGATGTTGTGCAAATCATTGGTGCAAATCAGGGAATCATTTACCAATCACCACAAGTTATTGCAACATCACTTGCCCTGGAAGATGCGCGCTTACGCAATAGCAGTTCGGCCCTACCCGCTGGCGTTTTGCGTCAAACTTCAGGTGAACCCCTATCAGGTCAGGAACTTTCCGAATTAGCGCAAGCATTCGAGCAAGCAAGAAAGTCCAACCAAATTGCCGCAATTAATCAGTTTGTCGAATGGCAACCAACCGATGTTGACGCATCAAAAATGTTGCTATCGGAAGCCGCCGAATTTCAATCTAAGGAAGCGGCGCGCATGTGCAATATCCCGTTTTTCTTGAATGGTAACTCAGTCGGTTCATACAGTTACCAAAGTAACCAAGGCGCGCGTCAGGATTTGTATGTTTTTGCCGCACGCTCATACATGTCAGTCATTGAACAAACCATGAGCATGAATTCAGTTTTGCCTCACGGAACTTGCGTCAAATTCGATGTTGACGAATACCTCAGCGAAATTGTTGACGGGTTAGAGGAAGAAAACTATTCCGAAACACCTGAGACAATGCCAACCATGACCCCAAATATGGAGTAAAACAGAATCATGCTAAAACTAATATCAACCGATTTAATACTTGACGCGGCCGCAATTGAAGGCGTTCCAAGTCGCACCGTTTCGGGTGTCGCAGTTCCTTACGGCGTAGCCGCAACTGTTTCCGATGGAACAAAAGTCATTTTTGAGGAAGGCAGTTTGCCAACCGATGGGAAAGCACCAAAAATTTATCTCAATCACAACAGTGAGCAGGCCGTTGGCCTCATTTCGGAAAGAGTTTCTACAAGTGAAGGAATGCTATTTACCGCACGAATTAGCAAAACCGCGCTTGGCGATGAAGCCTTAACCCTGGCACTTGACGGCGTAATTGATTCAGTATCCGTAGGGGTAAATCCAACCAAATTCAAAATGCAAAAAGATGGCTCAATGCTCGTGCAAGCCGCCGATTGGATTGAATTATCGTTGGTCACTGGCCGCCCAGCATTTTCAGGTGCAGTCATAACAGAAGTCGCGGCCACCGAACCCGAAACAAAAACCGAAACCATCCCACACGAAGACGAAGAAAAAGATATTATTCAAATAGAAGTTACTCAACAGGAGACAGAAACCATGAACGAAGCAACCCCAGTCGAAGCCGCAATCCCAACTTCCCCAGTTGTTTTTGCTGAAGCAAAGCGCGAATTCCGTATGCCATCAGCAAGCGAATACCTTGCCGCAATGCACATCGGTGGAGACACCTACCGCAAAGTTAATGCCGCTTACCACGAAGCATCACGCCGTGGACAGTCAAGCATTGAAGCCGCACTTGAACAGGATTTAACCACTGATGTTCCTGGTCTTTTGCCAGTGCCAGTGCTTGGGCCTGTATTTCAAAACTACAACTTCATGCGCCCAATCGTTTCCGCATTCGGAACGCGCGCAATGCCAAACGGTTCAGGAATCAGCTTTACGCGCCCTGTAATCCAAACCTCGACATTGGCAGGGTTGCAAAATACGCAGGGTGCACTAGTTGCATCACAGACAATGGTTTTGGATGCGAACTCAGTTAGCCGCCAAACCGTTGCTGGAACAATCCAAATCTCACAACAAACGACTGACTTTTCGAGCCCCGCAGCAATGAATGTCATCTTGAATGACCTCGCAGGCCAGTACATGAAATCAACCGATGAAATTGCGGCTGACTTCCTTGTTGCTAAAAAGCAGGCATCGGGTTACACCTGGACTGTTACACCTGGAGACATTTCAACCCTTATCGCAGGTATCTACGGTTCGGCAGAAAACATTTCAGCAACAACCAACCTGTTCCCAACTCACCTCGTCTGTTCAGTGGATGTGTGGAAATTGCTCGGCTCGGCAGTTGACGATGTAAATCGACCAATTTTCCCAGCAATCGGCGCACCTGGCCTACTCGGAATGAACACGCTTGGCGCAGGTTCAGCCGCATCATGGTCGGGAATGAATCCACTCGGATTGGAAATCGTTGTTGACGGAAACCTTGCCGCTGGCACATTGCTAGTAGTGCACGCCCCAGCCGTAGAATTCTACGAAGCACAACAGGGCATGCGTTCGGTTGAGAACCCTGACATTCTCGCCCGCACCTTCTCGTACTACGGTTACTTTGCATCGTTCGCTCAGTACGCACAAGGCGGCTCGGCAGCAAACAGCCAATTCATCCAGTCCATCATTGTTGACTAGTCGAAAGGCGGCCTAACCGCCATGAGTACTTACAACATCACAAGCAAACTACTGATTGATAATTACGCGGTTTTACAAACACTGGAAAACAGTGAAATTGTTGTCGGTAGTTCAATCACGGTTGCAGGATTGGGCGCACCATTTAATGGCACATTTACGGTGCTGGCTTTGCCTGAGCATGAATTCATTGGAATTGATTCAACAACGGGTTTCCCGATGTTCAATGAGTTTGTGCAAAGGCAAAACCAAGTGCTGTTTGCGTGCACTGGGGCGAATGTCAATTACACATTCACCACCGTTGGAACTATTGCTTACACGCCCGTATGCACCTGGATTACGGCAAACGACATTTCAGATTGGCTTTATGTTGCAACCGCTACGGCGGCTGACCAAGCCTTTTTGACTATCTGCGCGGCCGCATCGAATCAGTTCGCGTTCAGGCGTAGGCAGGAGTCAGGATATTTTGATTCACTAAGCACAGTTCCATCGCAAGATGTAAAACTTGGCACGATTATGTACGGCGGCGCGCTTTACCGTCAACGCGGCTCAGTAGATGCTTTCTCATCCTTTAATGAAATGGGAAGCCAACCGCCAGTGGCATTGTCGGCAATGGTGCAACAGTTGCTAGGTATTCAACGCCCACAGGTTGCATAAATGCCAACCGCCTACACCGACCTATTGAATAAAGCGTTGGACAATCTCGCCACCGCGCTTACATCCATTAGCCCTGCAATCCCTGTAGTGACTGACCCTAGAAACATTCAGGGTGCGTGCGCATTTATTAACGCCCCAACATTTAGCACCCCGCTAATGAAAAACAAGCGAATCCAGTTGACCTTTCCAGTGCAACTTATTGTGCCTGGCCCTTTCAACTTGGATGCCCAACGCAAGTTGCTGAATATGACCGCTCAACTGTTGGCGGCAAATGTGGCCATCACCGAGGGCCGCCCTACATCCATTGAGATTGGCGGCGCGTTGTATCCTTGCTATGAAGTCATTGTCAACATGGAAGCGAGCAGTTTATGAAATATCTAATTAAGTCAATAAAAGTAGGGGTAATTGGAGAAGAATTTGTGCCAGTTGCCGGTACTAACATTGCAGCTCTTTTGGATGGTGGTTTTATTGCCATTCAGGAATCCACCGACAGCACCAAAAAAACACCTACTATAAAGAAAACACCTAAGGAGTAACCCACATGGCAACAACTACTTTCCTCTCAAATATCACCACATTGACTGTTAACTCGGTTGACCTTTCCGACCAGGCCACAGCAATCGTTTTCACGAACATGCGTGAACAACTTGATAAATCGACTCTGAAAGATACATCCAGGCTCTACACGGGCGGGTTATACAATAACGAATGCACAATGACCCTGTTTCAGTCATACGCCGCAAGCGAAACCTATGCAACACTTGCCGCACTTGTGGGAACAGCAACCACCGTTGTTGCAACCGTTACTGAAGGCGCAGTCACCAAAACTTTTACCCTTGCCAATTGCTATTTGGAATCAATGCCAGTAGTGAACGGTGCGTTGGGTGAATTGTCAACAGTGGATTTGACCTTCACGGGTGGCACTTACACCGCTAGTTAATTACGGCCTAACGGCCCGACACGAAAGGCAAGTTAATGAAATTACAAATGAAGGTCACGCCAACCCCTGGCGATGAACCAATCACGGTTACAACCAATTTGTTGTGCATCGCTGAATGGGAAAAGCAAGAAAACCGCAAAGTTTCTGACGGCCGAGGAATCGGAATCATGGACATGGTTTTTTGGGCACACTTCATGCTAAAGCGCACAAGTTACAAACTCGAAGCAACACCGCAACTGTGGTTGAATGCACACCCTGACATGGAAATTGAAACGGTGGACATGACAAACCCAAACCCTACGGTCGCGGTACTTACCGAAAGCAACTAGCCGAACTACTAGTTTCTATCGGTTGGTGGCCGCCGCACATCGAATTTGACACCCGTGACCTGCAAACAGTTATTAGTGTTTTGAACGAGCAGGCAAAAGAAAGGCGGCGCGGGTGATAACAAATTCAGTTCAGGTGTACGGCGTGAAATCCGCGTTAAAAGAACTGAACAAAATCAACCCTAAGTTGCGCCGCGAATATACGAAACGGTACAAAGACATTGTGAAGCCTGTCGTGCAGGCCGCCAAAATAGCGTTTCCTAAGTCTGCGCCCCTTTCCCACATGGCACGCCCTCACGCGCGTCTTGGGGGCTGGGATGGCGGTTTGGTGGCAAAAGGCGTAGTAGCCAAGATTGACACTCGCAAAGCCCGCCCAGGCACAGAAACCGTAGGCGCATTTTTTATTGTGCAAAAAACGGGTTGGGGTTCAATTTATGACATTGCAGGCCGAACCAACAGCGGTTCACAGTTCGTGCAAAATCTCATTAACAGCGGTCACGGAAACGCATCACGCGCAATGTGGCCAGCCTACGAAGGCAATGCCGCCCAAATACAGTTGGCCGTGCTTGACTTAGTTGACAATGTAATGAGCGATGTGAACAGGAATTTGGTGGTTAACAATGGCGATTAGGATTCCAATAATTTCGGAGTTCAATCCGAAGGGAGTACAGGCCGCCAAGGCTGAGTTTGCGTCACTGACTGGCACGGGCTCAAAGGCGATGTTCCTGTTGCAAAAGGCCGTAGTTCCAGCGGCCGCCGCCATAGGCACATTCACATCAGTCATTGCGCCAGCGATTCGAGCCGCCTCAGATTTTCAGGAAGCAACCTCAAAAGTCAATGTGGTTTTTGGTCGTGCGTCTAAAAGCGTTAAAGATTTTGCTGATGGTGCGGCCCGCAATCTTGGCCAATCAAAGCAAGCCGTTTTGGATGCCGCGGGAACTTTTGGCACATTTGGTAAAGCGGCAGGTTTAGCAGGCGCAGACCTCTCTACCTTCACAACCGATTTTGTCACCCTCTCAACTGATTTGGCATCGTTTAACAACACAAGCCCTGAGGAAGCCGTCATGGCTATCGGTGCGGCGTTGCGCGGTGAATCTGAACCGTTGCGCCGTTACGGCGTTTTGCTCAATGATGCGGTGCTCAAACAAGAGGCGATGACGCTGGGCATTTATGACGGTAAAGGCGCACTGACTTCACAGCAAAAAGTGTTGGCAGCACAGGCCGCAATTTACAAGCAAACCAATGACGCCCAGGGCGATTTCATGCGCACTAGCGATGGACTAGCTAATAGTCAACGCACATTGAAAGCAATCTTTGATGATGTAAAAGTTTCCATAGGTCAAGCGTTTTTAAAGCAAGCCGAAACAGCAACACAAAACATTTTGTTTCTTGCACAAGCATTAGACAAAATCCCTGTGCCAGCAGAAAAAACAACATCAAAATTAAAAGGTGTAACTGACACTATAAAAGCGCAATTAAACCCAGTTACTCAACTTTGGTGGTTGCTAACAAAAACCCGTGAAGCGTTTGAAGGTGCAGGTGAAGCGACAGGCGCGTGGAATAATGATTTACGCCGTGGCGTGCAACAAACAATGCGCATGGCAGACGAAGCAGGAATCTTCAACAAGAAATTTCAAGAAACCGAAACCGCGGTTGGCGGTGCAAAAAAAGAGGTTGAATCTTACGCCAAAGCTTTAAAAGAAGGTTTAGGCGATGCATTGGACAATGCACAAGATGCGTTAGATGATGCTAAAACAGCGTTTAATGATTTCGCTACAAGTGTTGCCGATGGTATTAAATCGGCGTTTAGTTTTTCTGATGCACAAGCCGCAGGCGAAGAAACTGGCGCAGGATTCCTAGACGGACTACGAACACAAGTTGCTGGCGTTGTTGAATATGCGCGCCGCATACAAGAATTGTTAGATAAGAATTTAAGCAAAGATGCGTTGGCGAAGGTGCTCGAATCGGGTGCGGTAGCGGGTTCGGCTATTGCTGACCAACTTATTAAAGGCGGGCAAACCGCTATTGACGAAACGAATGCCCTGGTTGATTCAGCGAATGCGGCAGCCGAAAAGGTTGGTATTAATGCGGCCAGTAAGTGGTATCAGGGCGGCATTGATACAGCGCAAAAAATGGTTGATGGCATTCAAACGCAACTGGATTTGATGACACCAAAACTGATGGCCAAAATGGATGCCATAGCGGCCAAGATGCAACGCACTGTGGATGTCACGGTACGGGTTACCGAAAGCGTTAACCGCATTGTCACGACTATTGCGGCAGGTGGCATACCCAAAATGGCTGAGGGTGGCATTGTGTCGCGCCCAACACTGGCCCTTATTGGTGAGGCTGGCCCTGAAGCCGTAGTGCCATTATCAAAAATGGGAAGCGGCGGCGGCGATGTCAATATCAATGTCAATGGCGGGCTTTCAACTAGCGCCGAAATTGGTCAATCCGTTGTTAATGCGTTGCGCGCTTATTCGCGGAGTGCAGGGCCGCTTGCCCTGAACATTGCCTGATGGCTGGGTTTCCAGTTGTCAACGCGGGCAATTATGACCTGCAAATTGACGCAGGTTTTGTTGTTGACGCATTCACCCTAGATGATGCTCTAAAAGGTGTTTTGGATAATCCTGATTATGTGCTCACTGGAACAACACAATTTGCGTCAGTGCTTGAATCCACACAAGAAATTGCCGTGAAGCGTGGCCGCCGCGACATTGGTGACACATTTAGCGCGGGAACAATGACCTTCACTATTTTGGATGTGTCAGGAATTTTCAATCCATTTGACGAAAACTCACCGTTTTACGATGTCAACCAAAATGTGCCTGGACTTGCACCAATGCGCGAAGTCAAACTAATTCGATACGACAACACCGACACACCTGAATTTTTGTTTCGTGGCTATGTTGTCAACTATGACTACAACTTTGCGCTAGGTGGATTAGATACCGTCACCGTGTTTTGTGCTGACCAATTCTATTTGCTATCACAAACATACTTAGACGAATTTAACCCAACAGCCGAACTATCAGGCGCGCGACTAGAAACCGTTTTAAGCCTTCCTGAAGTGGATTTTCCTACGGGCGTTAGCCGAGACATTTCCACAGGCACAGTAAATCTTGGCCATGATGCCTCGTACACGGTTTCCGCTGGCACAAATGTTTTGACCTATGTTTCGCAAATAAACGATACGGCAGAATTTGGGCGCGTTTTTATGTCGCGTGATGGTGTGTTCACATTTCAAAATCGCATTGGCAATACCGTTTCAGCGCCAGTAGCCGATTTCCATGATGACGGAACAGGAATCCCCTATTTTGGTTTAGGAATCTCATTCGAGGCAGATGCCGTAATCAATAGAAGTGTTGTAACGGGATTAAACAACAACACCGCAACCGTTGAAGATACAACCTCAATTGCTACTTACTTTATTCAAACTTCAAGCATCACAAATAGTTTGCTACACCAACAGGGTGAGATTGACACCGCCGCTAGTTACCTTTTGAACCCTGACCCTGAGGCCCGATTCACCTCAGTCGAAACGGCGTTCATGGCATTAACGACAGCCCAGCGCGACACGGTGGCCATTGTTGATATTGGTGACACCGTAACGATTGAAAAGACTTTCCCTAGCGGTACTGGCACAACTCAACTTGCCCAGGAATTAAGCGTGGAAGGAATAGAACATTATTTAGACATTAGTTCAGGACACAGGGTTTTGATTAGTACCGCACCTACGGTTGTGGTTTTTGAACTGATTTTGGATAACCCAACATATGGCACACTAGATGCCCTCAATGTCTTAGGATAGGAGTACTTATGGCAATTCCAGTTACTTTCGTTGCGGGTGATGTTCTTACCGCCGCACAACTAAACTCTAATTTTAGTTATTTAGATGCAGGTACACAGGTTGCTTCGTTTGTCGAATATCAGTCAAGCGCAACGGCAGGTGGCACTTCTACAACTGGTTCATTTATAAAACGAACTTTAAATACAACTTTGATTAACACGATTACAGGCTGCACTTTGACCTCAAGTGTCATTGCTCTACCAGCGGGTACTTATGAAATTCAAGCCAATTCAGTCACGATAAATTCAAACAGTTCACAAATTAAACTAAGAAACACAACTGATAGCACCGACACAATTTTTGGTGTTACCGAGTTTTCCGCAGCGGGAAGCAATACAAATTCGCTTACTGGCAGTTTTACAATTACAGGCACAAAAAACTTTGAGATTCAATATCGTGTTTCTGCTGGAGTAGCAGGGGATGGATTGGGTATTCCTGCCTCTTTTGGTAATAGCAACTGTTATACGAACTGCACGATTAGGAAGGTTGCATAGTGGCAACAAAAGCAGAAATTAACGCGCAAATTGGTAACGCCACACGCGAACTAGCACCTGGAACAACATGGCGTTACAACGAACCTGGTGATAGTTACGCATGCCTTGAATGGATGGATGACCCAGCGTTGCAACCAACCGAAGCAGCAACAATGGCAAAAGCCACCGAGTTAGCAAACAATCCCATTTCATAAAATAAATAATGACGTGGATACTCAAATTATGGTTGCTTGCGTCGGTGGCGGTTTCGCTGTATTGGTGGCACTCATTAGCAAAATCGGTAGCGACAACAAAAAAGACCACGGCCAAGTACACAACACCCTGGGCCGAATAGAACAAAAAATTGACGGACACTTGGAGAACCACAAATGAGAGAACAAGACAAAGCAATGCTGGCAAGTTATGCACGCTCATTAGTAGGTGCACTTGTAGCCGTGTATTCAACTGGCACAACTGACCCGCGTGACTATGCAAAAGGTGCAATCGCCGCAATCATTCCACCTGTAATGCGTTGGGTAAATAAAAACGATAAAGGTTTTGGGCGTGACAGTACCCCACAAGCATAAAGTTGTTTTGCCAACAGTTGTTGCGCATTGTCGCGCTGGCGAAATACCGGCAAATATGTTGGTTGATACAAAACCCTATGGAAAACTACTGTTTTGCGCCGCTGACGCGTGGCAAGCTTTAAAAGAGCGTGCACACAAAGAAGGAATAACAATCTTTAAACCCAGTTCACAAAATGACACATACCGTTCAATAACTTTGCAATTGCAAGCGTGGAATGCACGCATGACAACAGTTCCACTAGAAAATGTAAAACCAAAATTGTTTGATGGAAAGAATTGGTATTTGAAACCTGGTAACGCACCGATAGCGCAACCTGGTAAATCACATCACAACTGGGGAATTTCAGTAGATGTGTTTCAAGCATCAGGTGAACGATTTGAATTTATGAAACAGCACTGCCTCGAATATGGGTTCAGTTGGGAATTGGATTCTGAGCCGTGGCACATCAATTATTTTGTTGGTGACAAAACCCCTGAAGCAGTCAGGGCTTGGAAAACAGCCAAATCCTTGCAATAGCACTACCTGTGCTTTAGGGTGGAATTCACCCGATGAAAGGAATCTTATTTATGACCTTTACAGCACCTAAATTACTTGCAGGGCTGATTTCTGCCCTACTGGGCTTTACGGCCTTCTCAGGGGCTCAGGAAGCCGAATCCAGCCCTTCTAGGCTCACGCTGGATGTTGCACCGTTCCTGATTGAACCCTCAACCACTACTTCAAGCACACTCTTTATTGACCCGTACGCAACAGCCGCCGAACAGTTTGCGGCGCTGGCTGTGAACTTAGGTTGGCCAGTAAGCGAATACACCACCCTGGTGAAAGTGATAACACGCGAAAGTAATGGGATAGCCATCGCACACAACAGTGCAGACCCAATGACTGGCTCATACGGCCTCATGCAAATTAACGGTTTTTGGTGTCAAGGCGCAAATAGTTACTTACAAAAAGCGGGCCTGTTGACATCATGCGAAATGTTGCTAGACCCACAAATTAACTTGCGGGCAGGGCTGATAATTTTTACGCGTTCAGGATGGTCACCGTGGAGAACAGCAAAATGAGCGAAGGCGTTGCATGGAATCAGGGCGAAGTTTCTGAGGAAACACGCAAATTAATTTTGGAAGCGGGTGGCATGAAATACCAAATGGCTGTGTTCAACATGCTGGATGAAATAGCACGCCCTAACCATGCGCCGCGCAAATATCGTGATGACCACCTGATACGCGGCCTGCGAAACATGTTGATTGACTTCCAACTCAGTGGCCAGGATGACTATGCAGAGTGTGTTATCTTGGCAATCGAAGCCCTAAACGGCCAAGTTAAACCCGACTAAAAAAGGAATTCCCGACATGAGCGAACAATACGAAATGTTCACATCCACCATTGGTTTAGGTGGCCACAAAACAAAAGTGGCTATAGACCATCCGAGCGTGGCAGTGCGTCACGATGCACGCGACACATCACGCGAAGCAGCCGAAAGCGCAAAACCGCACGCAGGCAAACAACGCGAACTGATTCACTTTTGGGTCAAATGGGCTGGCAAATCTGAAGCAAAAGGCATGACAGCCGATGAACTTTCAATGCTGTTGGAACTGCCTGCACAATCTGTTTCTGCACGCATTAACGGCCTGCACAAAGATGGGCACATCATGGACAGCGGAGAACGCCGCAAAACCCGTTACGGCCGCAATGCAATCGTGTGGGTGGCTTGCTGATGGCATTCGACCTTTCCAACTACGAAACAGTTGAAACTCGCCTGGCAAGGTTTTGGGAACAATTTCCTGAAGGCCGCGTTGAAACAACACTTATGAACTATGACGGTGAATCCTGCATTGTGCGTTCGGTTATATGGAAACACCGCGATGATGCAAACCCAACTGCAACAGGTTATGCGCACGAAATACACACCGAGCGCGGGGTCAATATGACTTCATTTATCGAAAATTGTGAGACAAGTAGTTTGGGCAGAGTTTTGAGCAACATGGGGCTGGCCAAACAGGGCGCACGCCCATCGCGTGAGGAAATGGAAAAGGTAGAACGCCTGACACCAACAGATTCCAGGGAAACGCCAGTGCATGTACCCCGCGGTGCATTTGCTACCCCTAAACAAATTGGCTACATAAAGAAACTTGCTAAAGATGCAGGTTTAGACGATTTGCGCCTACTCGAATTGATTCAACGCACACTCAACAGCGATGAAGCCGTTTTAGAGTTGCTCAAATCACATGAGGCAAGCGCAGTAATTGCGGTGCTGAAATGATTTACGCCGCTTTCAACATCATTGGCATTGTGTCGGGCGTATGGGCAACCATCCTTGTGGTGATGTGGCAGAACCGTGACTGAAAACGAATTTAAAGACATAATCATTAGCGTTGCGCGCCGTTATGGGTGGCTCATTCACCATGACCTGCCAGCGCAATCTTCACGCGGCCATTGGGCAACCCATGTACAAGGCGATACAGGTTTCCCCGATTTGGTGTTACTACATCCGTCAAGCGGAAAGTTGTACATTGTGGAACTGAAATCAGATAAAGGCAAACTCACACCAGGGCAAAAGCGTTGGTTGATGGCATTCGAGAACGCTGGAATATATAACACAGTGCTCAAACCGAATGACATGGAATATGCGCTTTACTTGTTAACTAATCACAGTCTTTAAAGCTTTAAACAATCGGCTAGTAGCAAGGGCGTACACCTGTCGCAAGGTGCGGGCGAGAAAACGCGGGAACGCGGGTAGATGGTCGCGCACTGAAACATGCACTACGAAATGATTTAGGCAAAGCGACTAGGCGAGGTGTACACATTCATCATCGAAAGTAATCGGGTACTGGGTTGGGCAAGCCAGTGGGTGGGGCAATCACATCTCTGCATTGCGTTACGCTAAACAAACAACAATGAAACAAACGAAAGCAACCGTGATGAACCCGACCTGCCAGCCCCCCGCCCTGCCAATAGCAAGCCCGCCTGCGGGCGCGGTAGCACAAGCCGAAGGCGCGTGAGATGCCAAGACAACACACAACAAACGACAAAGCCTATGCGTTAGCGCGCAAGCGATTACTTGCTGAACATCCTGAATGCCATTGGTGCGGTGCACCTGCAACCGAGGCCGACCATCTTATTGCTTATGTCGAAGGTGGTGAAAATGATGACGGAAATTTAGTAAGTGCATGTAAGCCATGCAATGCAAGGCGTGGGGCACAACTAAAAAACAGACGCAACACACAACAACAACAAACACGCAAAAAGATTTTGGATTCTAAAAATAATTCTGAAAATGTTTTTTTATCAGCCCAGGGTGTTGTGTACTTGGCCGTGGTCTTTTTTGTTGTCGCTACCGATTTTGCTAATGAGTGCCACCAATACAGCGAAACCGCCACCGACGCAAGCAACCATAATTTGAG